CATCAACGGGCAAATCTTCCACCGCCGCACAACTGAACGCGCTCTGCCCGTGCATCGGCCAGAGGCGGGTGAGTGCCATTACCCGCCCACCTCGACGTAGGGCATCACGGCGAGCACGGTCAGCGGGAGCGGTGACGTCTGCCGAATCACGACCCGGCCGTCCTCGCGCCAGCGGGTGGTAATGTTCATTTCGATCCGTTCACTGACGACGCCGGTCGTCGGTTTCCAGAAATCGGGACGCTGCGGGGTGAGATGCTCGCGATCGGGGCCGCCCTCGAAGCCGTACGCGCTCCGTTCGATGAGCAGACTCACGCCCTGCACGCGCTTGCGCTTGTCGCGCACCGTCGACCCCTGCACGTCGAGGTCGAGCGTTTCGAGTTCCGCCGTGACCGCAAGGCCGACGTGCACCAGAGAGGCGGCCGTGTCGAGCGTGATCGCGCCGCCGCTCACCGTGAACGGGCCTTGCACGAGGCCGTCGGCAAGCGCCATCACCGATTCGCCTTCGAGATGGTCTAGGCCGTCGATGTCGGTTGTCGCCGCGTCGTCGTACGTCAGCATCGAGTCAAGGAACTGCGCCGTGTGCGCGACGTCCGCCGCGTCAATCTCCCGGTCGGCGAGCCGTTCGATGTAGCGCACCGTCTCGCCGAGAATCGTCCGCTTCACGACGACGTACAACACGTCCGCATCGCCTTCAGGGACGACGCAGATGTCTTCGACGAGGCCGTTGGCCGTGTCGTGACGATGCCAACCCCAGATGTCCTGTTCAGGGAGGTAGGTCAGGCCGAGCAGCACGCCATCGCTGCGCACCGCCCAGACGACCGAATGCGGCACCTGTTGAAAGTCGAGGCGCGTGATGGTGAAGCCGTTCACGAGATGCGACGCGTAGATCGTGAGGTCGCGCGTGTCGACAAGCGCGATGTCGCTCGAAAACGTGAGGTCGCGCACGACCGAGCCGCGCGCCTGCACGAAGAGGACGCGGTTCCCGACAATCGCCGGGAACGCGCGCGACGCGCCCGCGTAGCCTTCCTGGTCGAGTGAAATCGCCGTCGGGGTCAACACGCCGTCGCTGTCGCCGCGCACGACCCACTCGCCCGTGTCCATGAGGATCACGAGCCGCTTCAGTTGCACCAGATGGCGCAGCACCGCGAGGTCGTTGGTCGCCGGCGTGAACGTCACCGCGTCGTCATCTTGAATCGGTGATCGGATGGTGAAGTTGTTGCGGAACCCCGTGCGCGAGGCCCACACGGTCGACGGCTTGTTGTGCGTGTAGCCGTAGAGCCGCCGCTGCTGATAGAACGTACTCATCTCCGGGAAGTTGTTCGTCCCGGTGAAGAGCGCCGAGCGGGGAATCGGCGGCGTGTTCTCGAAGTCCGGCGCCAAGCCGGGATTATTGAAGGTCGTTTGTCCCGTGGCGACCCCGATGAACCCAAACGTCCCATTCCCGTACGGGTCCATGTAGACGTAGTATTCAGCCGCGCCAGCCACCGCGTCCCACGTCAGCACGTCCGGCGTGAGCTCAGTGGGCATCCCCACATCAGCAATGCTCACGGGCTCGGTCGGCAATGATTCTTCGTACGTCTCCTCTGTCGCGGCCGTCACGACGTACGCGAGCGTATGCCCACCGCTCGGCCCAGGAATTCCAGGCGTCCAATTAAAGTGGTCGGGCGGGTCAATCTCCGGGTCCGTGAGGACCGGCGACACGAGCACCCACCGCGGATCACCACCGGCCGTGAGGTTCTGGAGTTCCGCCGGCGCGTAGCCGGGATGCGTAATCGTGATCACCGCGCCGGACTGTGCGAAGCGCAACGGGCCAGGTGAATCAAACGAGCCAGCCGTGTAAGGTGTCGGAATCTCGTAGATGGCGAGCGTCGCGTCGGCCGCGTCGGCATCGAGCGGATACCAGTAGGTCGTGTCCGGTGGTTCCTGATTCGTGTGCCCCAGGATGCAGTAGTAGGCGATGTCATCGTGTTGCACGAGGTCGCCCACGACGTAGACGATGGAATCGCCCCACGCCGGCAGGTCCGCGATCACGAGCTCGACGCGCGCCCCGTTCTGGTAGAAACGGAAATACTCATCCCCGGCTTCGATCAGGAACGAGTCGTCGGCCGCCGTGAACACCCACCGATAGAGCTTGATGAGCCCAGACGCCCCGCTCTTGGCTTTCCCGACAAATGGCAGGCCGGGCCGATTGCTGACGCCGCCCTCTTTGCGCACCATGAAGTTCCGACAGGTGCGCAAGCCCGTGGCGTACTTCACCGTATCGGCCCGCGCGTGCAGCACGGGCGCGAGCTCACCGGCGGCGAAGTTGCGCTGAATGGCGGGATCAGCCACGGTTATCGATCCATTCGGCGCCGCCGTCCTTCTCCTGCTGCTGCTCGCGTTCGGTGCGGGCACGCGCCTGGTCGAGCGTCGCTTCGAACAGGCCACGACAATCGGCGGCGGTCAGCTTGTTCCGCGAGAACGACGGCGCGAGTTTCTCGGCGACCTTCCACGAGAGCGCGTCTTCGAACAACGCATCGAAGAAGTCTTCCGAGCACTCGACGATGGCGGTGTATTCGAGCACCGCGTCGGGTTGGTTCGTGTAGACGTAGAGGACGTCTTGCGACGCGTCCTCCGACCACGACCGCCCCACGCGGAACGGAATCGGTTCGCGGTCGAATGTGCGGCCTTTATCCGTGACGATCCGGCGCGCAAAGAGGCAATCAAGCGGATAGCGATAGGCGTACTGCCACTCGGTTGCGCCGTCGCTGTTGGCCTGCGCGGGCACCGTCTCGGTCCCGGCGACGAGGTTCATGTAGCCATCGACGGGATCGGGCGCCCCGGCGTACTTGGTCGCGAACGCCCACGGGTGCAAGCGCAAGCACTCGCGCAACGCTGGTTCGTAGACGCGGCTTCCGGTCTGCCCTTCAGGCGTCGCTTCGGCGAGGTCGAGCACGAGTTGTGTCACGCCGAGCTTCAAGAGCGCCTGATTGATGATGTCGAGTTTGGTAGCCACGCAGCACTCGCAGGCTTCGGGCGTGTTGGTAAGCGTCACCGTGACCGTTTCGCCCGCGGCCACGGTGATGTTGTCGATCGGAGAGCCGTTGCTGACGACGGCCGATACTTGCCGCCAGCCGCGGGGGACGACTTCACGCACGCTGTAGCCGTCGCCCGGCGTGACGTCTTCAAACATGTAGCTGTCGCCGTTCTTCAACGAGAACGTGTTCGGCGTCAACCCGCCGCCCACGACGACCGCAAAGAGTTGAGTGCCATCGCCGGGGTCTTCGCCATCGAGAATCTTCTCGATGATGAGCGTCCCGGGCCCGACGACGACGAGCGCCCGGTTCGTGAACGTCACGGTGACGCTCTGACCATCCTCCACCGTGATCGCGCTCGCCTCGTCGTCGTTGCTCACGGCGGTGTCGACGAGCTCCCATCCGTCGGGCACCGTCTCTTCCACGGCAAACACGCCGGGCGGCACCTCGAAGCTCTGTTCCTCGCCATCGATCAGCGAGAACGCGAACGGCTCCCCACTCTGCGGCGTGACGGTGATCTCGAACGGTGTCCCGGTGGAATCGCCATCCTCAACCGTCTTGTGCACGGTGAGCACCGCCACGGGTGAGGCCGCGATGCCCGACAGCAGCACCACGGCCGGGCACGACTGCGCGTGTCCGAAGAGCGGCGCGTCCGGCACGTCCGCCGCCGTCGGCCCTCGACCCGTCTCAAAGTGATAGAGCGGTGGACTCGTGGAGAGCGTTGCGCCGTCACTGACTTGTCGGCGCGTGAGCACGGAATAACCGCTCAATCCGCGGATGTCGCCGGGGTTGGGTTCGTACTGCGTCCAGAGGAGAAATTCGGTGTCGTCCGCGCCGCGCGAGAGGCGGTCGAGATTGTCTTGTAGGGTGCCAATCAGCGGGCCGGGCAGCTCCACGACGTAGGTCGAGAGCACGCAGCCCGCGTCGGTGTAGCGATAGACGACGGGCTCAATGTCGGTCGGCGACGCGCTCGGGAAGTGACTCTCGAAGTAGCCGAACGGAAGCCAGGCCGCGAACACCTCACTCGCGCCGTTGACGAACAGCGCATCGCGGGCGTTCAACTGCATCCGCGTCACGCCCGCCGGCGGCGTCGGCGCTGCGGCGAGGTCGGAGTCGTAGGCGTAGGCGCTGGTCGACAGGTCGACAATCGCAATACCGCGGAAGTCGTCGATGGACGTCGAGCGGAAGTAGGGGTAATACAACCGCTGTAGAAGCTGGTCGGCTGCGAAGCCGCCTTCGGCGAGACTCGCATCCGCCGGCAGATCGAACAGGTCGCCCACCACGCCGGCGTCGCTGAGGAAGAACGCTTTGTACACCTCGCCGACCGCATCCCACCCCGCGACGAGAAACCCGTCGTCGCCGTAGCGCGTGACGTACTGCGCGTTCACGACGTCGCCGCCATCATCGATCGGTGAGGCCACGGTCGCGACCTCCGCGAAGTCGTTCGCCGTGTCGTAGAGCACGACGGTGCGCGCCCCGGGCGCCTTGTTGGTCAACGCGAGGATGCCGCTCGGGAGGATGGCGCCCGACTCGCTTTCGACGAGATCCGCGCGTAGATGCAGCACTTCACCCGTGACCGGATCGAACACGGCGGATGGAAACTGCACGTAGGGGCCGCCGCTTTCGCCGTTGAGGAGCCCGCGCAGATCGCCGGGAATCAGGACGCTGCCGACCGGGAGACTGCCCCGCGGCCCGATCTCGAACGTGAACGTCGCATCGTCGACGACCGGATCGCTGCCGCCGGCGCCTTCGATCTTGAACAGGATCGGCACGCCCGCAAACGCCGGCAGATTCAGCGGACTGCCGGCGCCGTTGTCGGTCAGGCCACCGATTGGGAGTTGTGTCGTGCTGGAGAGCGCGTCGAGATACGGTTCGAGTGCGCTGACGTCACCGCCCCACACGCTGAGCGTGGGAACAAAGCTCACCCCGGCTGCTAAGACCCGCGCGCCGACGACGCCGTTGAGCACCGGCGTGAACGCATACCAGCGCACCTCATCGGGCGTGGCAGGCGTCCACGTATCGGAATACGGGTCCGCGTCAACGAGGATCGGATCGGCCGGGGAGCCTCCAGGCATCAGTCAGCAATCGGGCTCTTGGTCGCGTCCGCCGTCACGGGCTCGTCTTCGAGGTCGGCCGCGTTCGGCTTCAACCGCGCGCCTTTGCCACGAACGATTTGCTGATGCGCCTCGCGTTGCGAAGCGGCCGGCGTGGTGGCTTTCGTCGGTGTGTCGTCGGCGACGCGTTCCATACACGACTGCTTGAAATCGCCGGGGGTGCGCAGTACGAACACGTCGCCCGCGCGATATCGCCGCATGTTGTGAAACAGCATCTCTTTCGCGCGCACTTTCATAGGGGTCGCTCCTTGACGTGGGGCCGCCGTCGGCGTGCTGGCGATGCGCATCGCACGCGCGAGCGGCGCCGCGGCGGCGTGTGAGAGGTGATGTCGCTCGACGAGCGCAGCCGTAAAGGCTTTCTGGACGGTCTTCGTGATCGCCTTCTTGTCGCGTTGCAGCAGCGGCTCGCCGGGCACCTTGTCGCGCCGTGGCAGCAGCGGCGGGGCCGTCTGTCCGTTACGAGCGCGTGCGGCGCGTGGCGACGTGCCACGAGCCAGGCCGGTTGTCGGTGTCGTCTCCATCGGGCTCCTCTGTGGCAACGGGGCGGACAGGTCGAGGCTGCACACGAGGCGGTCGCCGTAGCGCGCCGTGAGCAACGTGAGCGCCTCCAGGTCGCCGCGGATATGCCCGCGGTTGCGAATCGGTTCGTCGGTGTAGGCGTAGCCGCCGGTCCACGAGAAGCCCGCCATGCGGACCTTCGACGCGCCAGCGAGCAGGGCGAGGCAGACGCCGGTGAGCCCGGCCGAGAGCGCGTGCTTCGTCATCGCCGGTGTGCGCCCGCCGACGGCCGTCTCAATGGCGAGGCGATCGACGTGTTCGAGCGCGAGCGATGACTGCACCGTCGCGCCCAACGTCGCGAGGCGGTCAAGCGCCGCAGTGTCGGCCTCGTCTTCCCGCACGAGGAGGAGCGCGAGGCCCACGGTGTAGCCCTTACCCTGCGCCAGCATCAATTCGTGCAGTTGCCGCGCCTGCCGACCCCACGCCGAGACGGACTTGCGCGCGTTCAGGAGCCAGAGGTCGACGTTCGGCGCGTCCACGCTGGAGATGCCGCCGTTGACCGCGAGCACGCGTTCGCCAGGCTCAGGCACGACGCGATCACAGGGCGCAGCGCCGACGACGACGCAAGGTCGCCCCACGATGATGGCGAAATCAACGAGTTCGGCGATGTTCACGAGGGCACCTTGACGCGCGGTGGACGCCCACGACGACGGTCGCGTTCGTTCTCGTGTTCGATGTCTCGAATCTCGGCGAGGCTCGGCCCGGCGAGCGACCGACGCGCGTCGGCGAGCTCAGCGAAGTTGTGCTTCTCGTACGCGTACAGCTTGGGCGGCGTGTGGTAGCAGCTTTTCCCTTCCACACTGACGCGCACGCCTTGGCCGCGCAGCCAACCGATCCAATGCCACTGGTCGCGGTGCGCGTGCTGATGCTCGACGTGGTGCGGCACGCCGATGCCGTTGAGAATCACGTGCGCTTTGCCTTCGAGCTTGGCGAAGACGAGCATGAACCCGACTTGTGAGAGGAAGAACCACTCGTCGGGCTGCACCGCGGCAAGCACGCGGTCAAGCGGAAACACCGTCGCGCCAGGCACCATCGCGAAGAGGTGCGCGGCCTTCTCCGGGTCACTGGCGAGTTGTGGGTCTTGGAGGTAAATCGGGCGCGACCCGTCCTGCTGGCACATCCAGCGCCACGCTTCGGGCCGACGCTCAGGAATACCAGGAAAATCCGCGGTCGCCGTCAACGGATGCACGTCGAACCAACGAGTCCAGTCGAGGAGTCCACCGTTCCAGAACTTGACGTTCGCGCGCGTCACGCCCCACAGTTCCGCGTCCGGCCGGCCGGCACGCGGCGACACCCCTGTGCCGCCCTCGGTGCGGGGGTCGAGCTTCTTCCCGTGGATGATGACGGTCTGCATGTCGGGTTCCACGCGGGCCGCCGGGATGCACCCCCGACGGCCCGCGCAGCGCCGTGGTTAGACGACGTAGCCCTTGGCGTAGGCCAAGAACGCCTGCACGTGCGACAGCGGCACGATGTAGCTGTCCACGCTCACGGTGTCATCCGCGCCGAGTTCGATACGGCCGCCGATGTAACGCGCCGTCGGACGTCCCGGCGGGATGTTGACGACAACGATCGCGCCGGCCACGAGTTGCGCGGCCGGGATGCGCCGCTGCTGCATGACCGCGTGCGATGACAGGTTCGAGTTCGCCGACTCGACCGCCATGAAATCGCACGTGTCAGTGAACGAGCCGCCGTCCGCACCAGCCGCGGTCGTGACAACGAACATGATGCACATCGGCTCGCCGTCGAGATGGCGCTTCGGTGTGGTGTTACCCATGTCGTAGGCGTTGGTCGTGTAGGCGTCAGCCGAGGTGATCGCTTGCGCGTCGCCGAGCTGAGCAAGGAAGTCAAGAATCATCGAAAGGCTCCTTTGAAAAAGGGGTTGCTCGCTCAGTCAGCGTTAGCTGACGACATCCTCAGTGTTCAGCAGCGCGTCGGTCGTCCGCACCGGCGTTTCGCCGAACACCATCACGCGACGGCCCGCGACGTTATCGAACGTCAGACCGCCACCCGCGCCGACCGCCGCCTTCATCTGGTGACGGAGGTAGCGCTTGATGGTGCGGTTGCAGTAGAACGCGCGACGGCCCAAGCCGCTCGGAATGCGCTCTTCCGCGTCCGCCATGTAGTAGAGAAGATCGGCCGCCGTCGACAGCGACAGGTCGCTGACGTCGATGTTGCAGATGCGCACGACATAGCGCCAATCCTTCAGCGCGATGCCGCACTTCCACTGCCAGTGATCAACGAACGCCGTCATCAACGCGCCGGTGACGCCGCCCGCGTTCTGAATGAGCACCGTGCCCATGTCGTCGTGCGAGATGCCCGCCTTCGACGCCTTCGGATAGATGCCGCAGATCGTTTCCGGGTCCCACGCCACGAGGTAGATGGACGTGTTGTCGGTCGAGCCCGTGCCGCCGGCGCCGATGACGTTCGCGCTGTTGCCCGCACCGGTGAGTGCGGAGTAGCGGGCCGCGAGGCCGATGAACTCTTCCGGGGCACTCGCCGTGCCGTAGAAGAGCGTGGAGGCGAACTCCTGGTTCATCGACTCGAAGAACGCCCGCGCTTCCGACAGCCGGACAGCCGCTTCGTTGCCTCCGAGCTTCGCCAGGTCGACGTCGACCTGTGAATAGGCTTCGAGCATCCCGGTCATTTCGTCGATCTGCGCGCTCGTGGACTTGCTGGTCGCAACGCCCGCGTTCAGCAGACGCCAGAAGACCGACGGCAGGCCCGTGCGCACCGTCGTGCGTTCACCCGTGGAGAGGTTGCCTTCCTTCCACTGCATGTCCGCGAGGATTTCGTTCGTCTGCGACAACATCTCCACGATGGTGTCGACCTTCCCGCCGGGATCGAGCCGCTTGGCGATGTCCAGCAGCGTGAGGTTCGTCGTGCCGAGGATGCCGAAGATGGCAACCCCGTTCCAGAAATACACATGCCCGTCGGTCTGAGCGCCGAGCGTGGCCGCGGTCGCATTGATGCCCGTGAGCAGCAACGCGAGGACGGCCGTGAGGAGGCGTCGAATCATGGGTCTCACTCCTAAAGTGATGTGAGGCCGCCCGTTACGTCTTCTTCGGCCACAGCGAGGCCGCGGCCGCGTCCGGCGTGAGTG